ATTTAGCAACTTCACCTACAGTTTTCTTGAATGCTTCATTGTTGGAGCGAAGAGACTTCATATTACGCTTAACGGTTACGTCGTCAAACCATTCGTCAGTTTCCTGCAAAGCAATACGCTCAGCGTTCTCAACAATTTTACTTATTTTTTCAGCTGCTTCACGCATGCCCTCAGTACGGTAAATAATATTTCCATACTCATTAAATAGGGCTACCTCTTGTAGGAATGCAGTTTTTTCGTTACGCTCTACCTTTTGGTCAAGATTCTCTATAATTTGCTTTAGTTTCATATTACATTACTGAAATTATATCACCGATAAGTGAATTGATTTTTGAATACTTATTTGCTGCTCCTCTATTTACACCTTCGTTAAGTGATGGTGACATGAAAGCTCCTTGAGTAGATGGATTAGATACTAAGTCCCAACAAACGATTTCAAAATCATCTTGAACTTCTACCTTTCCTTCTCCTAAGTTTGTAACTGAACCCATACCACGAGATGAAATACCTAAACGGATTCCAGCTTTTAATAGCTCTTTTGCTATGTTTCCTGATGGTGTTCCTAAGATCTCGATCTTGCCCATTAAGTCTGAACCATTCCACCATAAGTCTACCACATTGTGGGATACGTTAGAAAGGTTTACTACTGAGGACTCTGGGTGATCTAATTCTCCTAAAGCTCTACGCTCAGCTATAAATACTTTTTTGTACTTATCACTCTCACGCTTTAGTATTGGAAGTGGATAACTTCTACCGTTTTGGTTGAAGTTTTCATCTTTACCAGTACTACCTCTTTGCATGATACCACTAACAATAACCTTACCGTTGTTGTTTGCCATAGATTCTGTAATCTGTTCTGGCGTTACGGTGATTGATCCTATGTAATCAACTAGTACTTGTTTCATGGATTAAATTCTTTAGTTATGTTTTGTATTAACTGTTGCTCTTGATTAAAGTTTCCAAGTCTTATATCTTCATCGTAATCCTGTAATCAATTGCAACCGGTTCTCCGTTCATCATAACATCAAACTCATACCAGTCACTACCTATTTGGTTATAGTCAAGATCTTGAGCTGTTACTTGTAATCCAGCTTTGTTAAAAATCTGCACTAGTTTATCTTTTACTGAATTGGCAGCTAATTCTTTTAGGTTAGCTAATTGGCTTACCTTTTTATTTACTTCTCCAATCCTAACTTTCATCTTTAAAATAGCTTCGTTAGTCTTTTTCCAGTAACGAGAGTTATCTAATGAAGACTCCGTCTTTAACTTCATACTATGATCTAATGCTTGTGAGATTTCTCTCAACATACGATTGACTTCTAGTACTTTTCTATTTACTTTTTGTACTTCACTTAGTGAACTATCTTCTTTAAATGTTTTATAGTTAGCTTCATCTAGCTTTACAAAGTGTGGTTTTTTCTCACTAGCTTTTATTGAGAACGAATATTGTTCATCTTCAACGTCAATAGCATTAGTACCATCACCACCCTCTTCACCAGACCAAGCAGCTGCAGTAAGGAAGCCAGGAACACCTGCAGTAGTACTTCCCTCTTTTCGTAGCTTTTTTATATAGCTACGAACTTCGTTCTTTTCTTCTTCAGTTAGGTTTGTTTTAGTTGACATTCTTTAGCTCTTTTATTAGTTCGTAATAAAGCAATAGCGACAAGATATGTTCTTCCTTAATGGTGCGCATCTTTGGAAAAGAATCAAGCATGTTTACTACTTCATTCAACTTAATCTTTGTAATTTTGTCTACTACTTTTGGTAGTTGTTTCTTTAATTGTGTTTGAAGTTGCTTTGCTTCGTTGGTTGCAAACTCCTTTAAAGAAACTGTATTTGATATGTTGTTTATGTACTCCTTAAGTATGCTTCTCTGCTTAGCAGATAAATTAGCATATTTTTCATTGAACTTATCAATCATTAGCTTGTATGCTAATAAACGAATTTCTTCATCTTGCTTAAGATAATCTCCAACTGGATTAGTAGCTTCTTGTAGTTGATTTGACTTTTTCTTAGTCAAATGCTCGATAATTGTAAATCGGCTATTAACAACTTCAGATGCTCTCGATACTGTTACTCCCTCAAACACCCTGTATATGGATGCATATAGTTTGTACTCGGAAAGGTTTGTTTTAAAAAAATCTCCTAATTCGTAGTGATTCTTAATTTCATGAATTAACGAATACTTTGTATCTCTCAATGCTTTTGTATCCAACTTGTTACGGAGCTTTACTACAGTGTTGACCAAGTAAGATGCCTTCTCTGGATTAGAGAATCTCTCATTTACAAGTGTTTGATAAAGTACTAATTCTTTAGCAACTACGGAGTTTGACTTAAAGTACTCCTTTATTAATGCTAAAGCTGGTGACTTATCAATACCCTTGATCGTGTCAGCTGCAACTTGCCTGGTCAGCAATTCGAATAGAATTGCAGTGTTCTTGATCTTGGAATGTGTTGACTTCTTCATCTAAATATAAATATGCACTTATGTTTTATTCCTCTGGTAAGATGTTATCTTCGCTCAATAAATTTGAGTTATCTTGCTCGATTTTCTCATCAAATGTCTCAGTTAACGCTTGTTTCTTGCTTGGCATAGAGTTTAATACTGATCTATATGCTTCAATTGACTGTCTTCTGCTAGATCTTGTTTCTGACACATTCATTATTGTTTTGTTTCCTAACGGATCCCATCCAAGTGGATGCTCGTGTGTTCTGTAAGATCCCGGTTCTTCAGGACGTCCTGCTCCTGGCCAACCTCCTTCAGGCACCTTCTTATCTGCATCATATCCTTTCGGAACTCCACCATTACCTTTATATAAAGTTGCTAAGTCGTGAGGTGTTCCAAATGACTGTTTAGTTTTTACTGGATCATTCCCTTCTGTCTTAATCTGCTCAATTCTAAACTGTGCTTTTGTATCCTCAATAATTCTGTCTTGTTCATGTAAGAACTGAGCCTCACTTAAATTAAATAGGTTTTCATATACCCAATAGCGACTGAATAGTTTCTTCTCTATCATATCACCAGCAAGTGTTACTTTGGATGTCCACAATTCCACTTTCTCTTTTTCGTATACAGAAGATGGTGCTGTTAATTCTAATGAAAAGTCTACTAACTCAGCGTCTGTAAACCCTTGTGCATATAGATGTACTATTGCTATTTTATTAAGCTCAGAAGCTACTATCTTTTGTATTCTTTCGATAGTTCTTGCAAATCTAAAGTCTTGAGAAGCTAATGTAGCTTTACCAGTTGTATCCTCTTCATATCCTAGATAAGCTTTAGGAATTTTTAAAGATCCTAATAATCTGTTCTTAAGATAGTCAATATCCTGAATAGAGTCGTACTGAACACCTGCTAAAGATTCTATTGAAGTTCCACTTTCTGCACCACGTACTGGAAGATAGAAGTCTTCTAGTAAGTTTTGCATGTTGTACTTTAAGTTATATTCTCCAGTATCTTGATCAATGTATGGTACTTTTTTCATCTTATTGACCATACCTTCCATGAACGCTTCTACCTCGTTTGGTGGAATATTACCAATGTCAATCTTGAATACACGCTTGTCTGGAGCTCTCATGATACGGTGAATTAACATCGCATCTTCCATAAGAGTAATCTGTTTCCACACCTTTCTTGTTGGTTCAATAATTGAACGTCCATAAGGTAGGAAGTTTGTATCTGTAAGTAATCTAAAGTGAGCTATTTCGTAGTTATCAAACTCTTCTGCATCTTTGTTAGATGAAACAGAATAAGCTGATGAAAGTGCTGTAAAGTCTCTTTTGAATTTAATCTCATTTGGTTTGTTTGGATCCATCCCTTCTTCACGGATCATCTCGTAAGCTGATATAGGCTCAGCATTGATCACACCATAATTCTCTGCAATATCTAGCTTTAGGAAGAAGTCACCATACTTGACGGTGTTTCTAATCCATGGCCATAAATTGAACTCAATGTTTAATACATCGTAAAAAAGATTGTGAAGTACTTTTTGTACTTTTTCGTTAGGAGACTTAATTGTTAACACATCTCCAAATTCATTCTTAGCAGTACACTCATCTGCGTATATGTCTAAAGCTGAACATATGATACTATCAGTGTCCATTGCTTCGTAATCACGAAATAACTCTAATCGAGTGTATAATTGCAATTGCCCAGCATGCATAGACATTCCGCCTGGCATTACTGAGAATAATCTTGAATACCTATCAACTCGTCTGTTGGTCTTAATATTACCGTCAGACTGAATCTTTTCAGTATCAATCACTTTCAATTGATTGCCTCCTACATTACGTATAATAACGTCTGTACTAAAAAGTCTTCTTAGGGATGCAAAAATTGATCTTGGTTGTTGGTCTTCAGCCATTAATTATAGTTTTATATAAATAGTCACATTAACCAGTTAAGGTCTTCATCTCTACCATCCGGTGTTTTCATACTCCAACCGCTCTTGGTATTTGTTGGTTTGTATATTGATACTGTAGATTTGATATGACTAACGGCTGTTCTACTTAGATCAATTCCCGCTTGTCTCAATCTTAATGCAGTATCTCTTACCCACAATCCTTGACAAAAACACATTACTAAATCATCGTGGTAACCTGATGCAGCCTCTGGTCTTCCATTTCTATAAATAAAAACGAACAACTCGTCTAGCAATCGCTTACTCCTTATTATACAACTTTTTTCTCGTATATACAACTCCATCTTACTGATTGTAAGAGGTCTTACTTTATGTGAGTTTGTAAACCCAGCTACCATGTCGGTCTTGTCAGTTAAATCATATCCTTTTGATAAAAACTTATCTGAGTCTAGTCCACTGTCCTTAGGTGTGTAGTATAGGTTTTTATAACCACGTTCTATTATTTGCTGTAGTGTTGCCCATCCTACATTTGCATTCTCTACTACAAGTAGTGCATCATTATATTCTGTACCAACGGCTACTAATAAGTTGCCAAAATCCTTAGTGGATAGTTGACCTTTATATTCAGCCACTTGTGAAGCGCTTTCTACATCAATTACATGGAAACCAGAATAATCACTTCCATCTCCGCGGGCAACATCGGCTGCTATTAGGTAGCTTCTAGTATAGTCTGGTTGTTCCCATATCCACAAGTTTCCATCAAATCCTCTCTTTTCAATTGGATCTTGAGCAAACGTCTGCATATAGTATGTTATAAGCTCTGGTGCTACAACTGT